TCAAAACAGAGGACCACGATTATGTCATTGCTTCTGATACTGATAGCATCTACATCTGTCTTGATTTACTTGTCCGTTCTGTATTTCCTTCACAAGATGTTCCTCCACAGAGGATCGTTAGCTTCCTCGACTCTGCTTGTAAAGAAAGAATCGAACCATTCATCGACAGATCATACAAAGAACTAGCAGATTACGTTGGTGCTTATGACCAGAAGATGGTTATGAAGCGAGAGAACATTGCCAATAAAGGTATCTGGACTGCTAAGAAAAGATATATTCTTAATGTGTGGGATAGTGAAGGTGTTCGTTACGAGAAACCTAAACTAAAGATCATGGGTTTAGAAGCAGTTAAGTCTTCTACTCCTGCTGCTTGTCGTACTGCAATTAAAGATTGTATGACTGTGATCATGAATAAGGAAGAGGTAGATGCTCAGGCATTTATTTCTAACTTTAGAGATCAATTCTCTTCATTACCTGTTGAGGATATTTCTTTTCCTAGGGGATGTAATAATCTAAATAAGTGGTCGTCGCCAAATACGATTTATGGCAAAGGCACTCCCATCCATGTGCGTGGTGCATTGTTATACAACTTCTATAATAATAAGAATAAACTTACACACAAGTATCCTCTGATTCAAGAGGGAGAAAAGGTCAAGTTTGTCTATCTGAAAACCCCTAATAAAATTAACGAGAATGTAATCAGTTATCTGGGTACATTCCCGAAGGAGTTTGGACTTGACAAACAAGTGGACTATGACTTACAATTCTCAAAGTCGTTCCTTGACCCTATCAAAGTTATAATGGATACAATTGGTTGGCAGGCAGAAAAAGTACCATCGCTGGAGTTCCTATTCGGATGACAACAAAATTTATGGTTACATATCAAAAAGCATTCGGTGCTGGTGCATCTAGAGAAGAAAAACTTTTTGATGATTTAAAAGATGCTAAATGGTTTGAACGTGCCATGAAACGTTCTCAACATATCACAACATTATTAGAGGTCAAAGGGTGAATTTTCTACAGGATGTAGCAAAGGAGATTGGTAATGAGTATGCAGGACTTGTCAGCGATGGTGTCGCAGCAGGTGACACTGGTGGTTTCATTGACACTGGTAGTTATATTTTCAATGCTTTGGTTAGTGGCTCAATCTACGGTGGAGTCCCCTCAAATAAGATCACTGCTATCGCTGGTGAGTCTTCTACTGGCAAGACTTTCTTTTGCCTTGGGATTGTGCAGCATTTTCTCGATAGCAATCCCGATGCTGGAGTGATTTACTTTGAATCTGAGTCTGCTATCTCTAGGAAGATGATTGAAGATCGTGGTATTGCATCTGATCGTATGATGATCGTGCCTGTTGCAACCATTGAGCAGTTTCGTACCCAGTCTTGTCGTATCCTTGACAAGTATATGGAGCAGGATGAGGCAGATCGCAAACCTTTGATGTTCGTCTTAGACTCTTTGGGTATGCTTTCTACAGAGAAAGAGATTGCCGATGTAGCAGCAGATAAGCAGGTCAGGGACATGACTAAGAGTCAGTTGATCAAAGGTGCCTTCAGGGTGCTCACACTCAAACTAGGGAAGGCAAACGTGCCTATGCTGGTCACCAACCATACCTATGATGTGATTGGTTCCTATGTCCCCATGAAAGAAATGGGTGGTGGTAGTGGACTGAAGTATGCATCTTCTACTATCATCTATCTGTCTAAGAAGAAAGAGAAGGATGGTACTGATGTCGTTGGTAATATTATCAAATGTAAAGCACAGAAGTCACGTTTGACTAAAGAGAATAGTGTGATTGAAACCCGTCTATATTATGATCGGGGTCTTGATAGATACTATGGACTGCTAGAATTGGGTGAGCGAGCAGGGATGTGGAAAAATGTTGCTGGTCGCTATGAAATGGATGGCAAGAAAGTCTATGCTAAGGCAATCTTAAAAGATCCTGACACATATTTTACTGCTGAAGTAATGCAAGCACTTGATGAAGCAGCAGCACAGGAGTTCTGTTATGGAAACTAATCCTCTACAGAAAACTTTAGGAGATTTTATAAAACCATGTGAAAGACTTACTGATTATATAAAAATCTATGATAATGTCTGTGATGAACAACTTTGTAATGAGATTATAGAGTCTTTTAATAGTGATACTAGTAAGCACTCTTACATCAATAGAAAGGGTAGACCTACTTTTACTGAGATGAATATATCTCAGGAATATATGAATAAAAATTTAACTTGGATTTCTGCTCAAAAACAAGTACAGGCATTGTTTATTGAATATGTTAGTAAGTATATGGATGAGTTGGATTTAGGTCCAGATTTTCCCAGTAAGTATGTTTTTGAAGAGTTTCGTGTAAAGAAGTATCGAGAAAAAACTGAAGATCAGTTTGCAGATCATACTGATGTTGGTGATTACAATTCTGCTCGCAGATTTCTAGTATGTTTTTTATACTTAAATGATGTAGAGGCAGGAGGCACCACAGATTTTCCAAAAATTTCATATTCTGTTGAACCAAAACGTGCTAGAATATTGATATTCCCACCTACCTGGATGTATCGTCATGCTGGAAGACCTGTAATGGAAGGTACGAAGTATATTCTTGGAACTTACCTACACTACCTATGAATCTAGAAGTAACTATTCTCAGCAATCTTGTTTACAATGAACAGTATATGCGAAAGGTACTACCTTTCATCAAATCGGAATATTTTCAAGCAAGAGAATATAAAATTATCTTTTTAGAGATTCATGAATACATTAGTCAATATGATGCGTGTCCTAGTCTGAACGCAATTGGTATAGAATGTCAGGAACGAACTGATCTTACTGAGGATCAGTTTAAAGAAATTCTTCAAGTATTAAATGTCCTTTCCGATGATGCCGCAGACCACGATTGGCTCGTTGATACTACAGAAAAGTGGTGTCAAGAGCGTGCGATCTACCTATCTCTTATGGAGAGTGTCAAGATTGCTGACGGGCAAGATACCAAGAAAGATAAAGGTGCTATTCCTTCTATTCTTTCGGAAGCACTTGGAGTATCATTCGATCAACATGTAGGACATGATTATGTCTCTGATGCACAAGAAAGGTACGACTACTACCATAGGAAAGAAGATAAAGTACCATTTGACCTATCGCTCTTTAACAAAATTACAAAGGGTGGTCTCCCTAACAAGACACTGAACATCGCCCTTGCTGGTACTGGTGTAGGTAAATCATTATTCATGTGTCACTGTGCTGCAGCGGCTCTTCTACAAGGTAGGAATGTTTTATACATCACATTGGAGATGGCAGAAGAAAAGATCGCAGAACGAATTGATGCCAATCTACTCAATGTTCCTATTCAACAACTTGGAGATCTTCCACAGGTAATGTTTGAAAAGAAGATTGCAAATCTTTCTAAGAAGACACAAGGCAAATTAATCATTAAAGAATACCCTACCGCGTCTGCTCATGTGGGACATTTTAAGTCTCTTGTTTCTGATCTTGCTCTTAAGCGGAGCATTAAACCCGATATTATCTTTGTGGATTACCTTAATATCTGTGCTTCCCAGAGATATAAAGGAAGCATTGTCAACTCCTACACCTACGTCAAAGCAATCGCAGAAGAACTTAGGGGGTTTGCTGTGGAGTGTAACGTTCCTATTATCAGTGCTACGCAAACCACTCGTTCAGGTTTTGGTAGCACTGATGTTGACCTTACTGATACTTCTGAATCCTTTGGTCTCCCTGCTACTGCTGATCTTATGTTTGCCCTTATTAGTACGGAGGAGCTTGAGGGCATGAATCAGATTATGGTTAAGCAATTGAAAAATAGATACAACGATACCAATACGTACAAGAGATTTTGCATAGGTATTGACAGATCTAAGATGAAGTTGTATGATGTAGAGGAATCTGCACAAGACGACCTTGTTAATTCTGGACAAGGAACAGAACCTCAACAGATTGATTTAGTTAAAAAGTTCACAGCAAAGAAAACATTCCAAGATCTAAAGTATGACTAAGCGAGTAAACACTGATGCCTATTTGGAGTTCGTCAATGAAGTCACGTCACAACCATCGAAAGATAACGAAGCATTCATTTATCGTATTCAAGAACTTCAAGGGCAAGACTTTCATGCCGAGCGATTGCTTACTGCTGCTGTAGGAGCATGTGCTGAGGCAGGTGAGTTTACTGAGATTGTGAAGAAGATTGTCTTCCAAGGTAAACCTGTCAATGAAGAGAACATGTTTCATATGAAGCGTGAACTGGGAGATATTATGTGGTACATTGCACAAGCGTGTATGGCATTGGATGTGAGTATTGATGAGGTGATTGCTATGAATGTAGACAAACTCAAAGCACGATATCCTGGTGGTGAGTTTGATGTTCACTACTCTGAGAATCGTCAGGAGGGTGATGTGTGATACAGAATGTTTGTCTCAGAATATTCTATGACTTCAAATTCTACTCTAACATATACACAGATTTAGAACGTCATAGTATTCTAGAAAAAACAAAACCGTACCTAAAAGACTGGAATGATCATGGTGATTTTCCAGGACTTCAAACACCACCAAATATACACAGAGAAGTTGATTTATCCAAATTATTCAACGCATGTGGAATGGGTGATAGTATAGAACGCTGCTGGTTGAACTATACAAGAAAAGGATTTCCTAATCATTATTGCTGGCACACTCATCCCCATAGATATACATGTGTGTATTACTTTGATGATGGACCTGGAACAGTATTCAAAGGAATACGAAAAGATTTCCAAATCAATGTTCCAAAGAATACATTAGTTGTATTTCCAGCACACATATTTCATTCTGCACCTGTGCATGAAGAAACTGAAAGATACACCATCGCTTTTGATTTTGACCTATGACTAAAAAACAATTTGTTACTAAGTCTGGAGACACTTTTGAGTGGGAAGCCACTAAAGAAGTTCATGAGGCAGTAGAACGATTACATAATGCTATCAGAGATCTTGAAAAAGAGTCTGCAAAAAAAGGTGACTATGGTATTGGAAAGTAAGTTCTATCAAAAAAATCTCCCTTGGACTTATGATTTTGTAAAAACTAATATTGATATCATTGAAAAAAATTATGAAAAATTTCCATCTAGAAATAGATGGAATTGTAATTGTCATGTAATACATGATAATGATCTCGATGCCGAACCGATTGACTTTGAATTCTTACGAAGTGAATACGAGAAGCAAGCAATTTTATTTTGTCAAAGTAGAGGATTAAAGTTTAACGGTCTCGGACCTATATGGTATAATTATTACAAGTCAGGACAGTATCAAGAACCTCATGTGCATGAAGGATCATATACGTTTGTTCATTATATGATCTTTGATAATACTCAACATAGTTCAACCAAATTTACTGATGATAGTATTGAATCACCTGAGATAAATCAAGGTGATATTTTAATTTTTGATGGTGAACTAGAGCATTATGTGCCTGCTAATAATTGCACTAGTCCAAGACTTACTGTAGCGTTTACATTTGATGTAGAAACCCTGGTGTCACAAAACAAACAAATCAATACAGAGAATTTGTTTCCAACACCAATGTGGTGGATTGATTTAAATCTTGATAATGATGCACTTGTAGAAGAGTGCTATCAAATTAAGAGTTCGGAACCATCTGGTAGGACTCGCAGTACAAGAAATGGATATCAATCTAATGATCTTGATCTTGATGTAACTAAACAAAATTTATCTAAATTAGTTACAGAAATTACTGCTGCATCAAACACTATTTTCAAGTCTTATTATCTTAAAGATGATGATACGAGAGAATTGTATGTCTGTAACTATTGGGTAAATATTAATTCCAATGGAGGACACCATATAAGACATACACATCCAGGAGCATTTATTTCTGGAGTTTACTATGTAAAGTGTGTGTCGGATTTAGATCAAGGAGCTATACGATTTTGGAGACCAGAACATGAAGATTTTATTGTGTTGCAACATGATCTAACGACTGATAGTATGCACTATTCTCCAGTACAAGGAAGATTAATTTTATTCCCATCTCATCTAGCTCATTCGGTGGATTCTAATCAATTTTCTAATGATCGTATTGCAGTTTCATTTAATTTAAAGATCGATGGATGACCATAAAATATATAAATCCAAACTGATCATTGATAATAAAGATGAGATGGTTGACTTGATATTCAAGTCTTATGAAATCCATCAACAGATATTTAATGGTCAAGATTCTACATGGACGTATGGATTGTATAATTTTTTCTCACTAACATCTCCAAACTTACTTTTCCGAAAATTATTTTTTGAATTAAAAGATATTATAAACGAAAATGTTTCTGAAGAGTATAAGTGGATGCAGTGCTGGTTAAATTATCATACACCCGATAAAGTTTTAGACTGGCATAATCATGAATGGAAATATCATGGTTACATTTGTATAGATCCAAAGAATACTAAGACAGTATTTGAGGACTATGAGATACAGAATGAAATTGGTAATATATACATTGGTCCTGGTTACAGACAACATAAAGTTGTCGTTCAGGATGACTATCCTGGACCGAGGATAACATTGGGATTTGATATTTGTGTCGAACCTATGCAACCTCAACATATGCTTTCTTTGATACCTATTTAAAATGCGTGAACTATTGACACAAGATTCTTTACCGAGTATAATTCAAGATCTTGGTTGGGATGTCAGACATGATGAGATTGTGATTGAGATTGGAGGCACTCAAGTCTCTGGTATCGAACAACCTGAAAATTACAATAAAAAGTGGGCATCTCCACTAGGACATCGTAAGTACAATAAGGATGCCTTTATTGTAATTAAAAATCTATCCAGGAATGATGACACTAAGTCTCAACCTATGGATAGAGAACACAAACCCCAACATCCATATACCCCAGTTAAAAAATCATGACTAATAAAGAAAGAGATAGCGTTGCAACAATGCAAGTTGATCAAGTTTGTAGAATCTATGGAGATAATGCAAAGTGGTATAGGCAAACAATGCCAAATAAAGATGGGAGTCTTGAAGAATATATCATCATTCATTACCCTCGCCCCTCTGAAAACTAATACTTCCTATGTCTTTAACTCTCCAGGAAATCGATCAAATTCTTAATGCATTGGATAGACTGAAATCCTTTGATCCTACTCAAGCAACTAATCATGATAAATTAACTCAGCGGTTAAAAAACTTACGATATAAAATGTCTTCCTAAACAGTGTTTAGTCTCTGGATTCACATAAAGGCATTCTTTGCTGTTGTCGTGGTGAGTTGTGCTCACCCTGTCAACTGGGAGCAGTGTGCTCGTGTGGACCAATGGTTATTACCTGAGGTTGTCCAAGGATATAAACTCTGGACAGGACAAGAAAAAATCTATGAAAAAGAAGAGCAATATCTAAATAGTTTGGAAGACTTACAAGAGTAGAATGACAGTCGCATCAGATCTCAAAGAAAATTTGGGTAAGGTCTTCAAGGGATCTTATAGTCTTGAAAAATTTTTTAAATCTGTATCTGCATCTGGAGATAGAGAAATTGATACTTGGGATTCATCATCTACAGAAATGGTGAAGACTCCTTCTGGTGCTAAGTTAGTTTTAATTCCTCGTATCAAGGTAAAGACTGAAAGAAACTGGTTACGTGGAAAGATTAAAGAATTTGTTGAAGAGAATCAAGAAAATATTATTACTAATATCCGAGAAGTTCTAAAACTTGAAGGAGTATATGAGTGGAACTTTGAAGAAAAAGTTGTTGCTGGTACTGGATTACAATCCTATATTATTACTGGCGCTCGTGAAGGGAAAAGACCCTCTATCACGATTCTATTTCAATCTAAAGGTCTTTCTAATGGTGCTGGTGGTAAGAGAGAAGATCCTCATGAATTGATGACTGCATGTTTGATTCTTGCAAAAATGAAGATCGATCTCAATGGTATTAATGGCAAGAAAGATGGTGAAAGATATGGTGCATATAAAGCAATTGTGGATAAGTTGGCAACAATAGCACCTAATATTGTCGGTGCTGCAGGATTAGCAGGATTTTATATTGATCCTAAGACTAAAGAAGAACCTGATCTTATTAACTTAGCAAAGGCAGTCTCTGTATCAAACTATATAATCAATTTGATTGGTAATGCTAAGGTAGATGCAGTCTGGCAGACAGGAACGAAGTGGGCACAGGAGATTAAAAAATATGATGTTGGACCAAGCACGATTAAAAATTATAACTCTTCTGATATTATTGTAAAATTTACTACTGCTGGAAAGAATGGTGCTACTCATTACTGGGGGTTGTCACTTAAGAAAGCAGGTATTAGTGATCCAGAACCAACACTATTAAACAAACCTGCATTTGGTTCAAAGGGATTTATTCAACAAAAAATTAAACCCGCCGATTCAAAGAAAGTTGAGGATGCTAAGAAGAAATTTTTTGTTGGTGCTTTAAAAATTAAAACAGGAGCAACAACTATCAAGAACAAGAAGATTGATAGTATGCCAATTAAAGAAGTATTAAAAACTGCAAACAATCTTTTCACCGATACGAAAGAAAAGAGTGAGATGCTAACAGGACAGGGAAAGTATCAACCAAACAAGAACATCTACTTTGAAGAAATGCATAAGGCATTTATGAAGTTTGATAATAATAGAGAGTTCTTTGAAGAGTTTCTAGATACTATCTTTAAAATTAAATTGCAAACATATCTGCAAGATGCTTCATTCCATTTTAGTTTAATCACTGGTCGTGGTGATTATAAGGATGGTAAAATTTTAGAAGTTGCCGCACCTAGTGAGAAAGAAGGTAGAACTACCTCAGAAGTATTTCGTCAAATCTTTGGAGACTCTGATAATACTCAGTTCCGATTGATTCCCAATAGAACTAATACCTCAGACGCAAAGAAGATGGCATTTCAAGAAGGTGCTACTGCGGCAAAACTTTTTTATGAAATGGCAATCGGTCCTAGAAATCGTGAGCATAGTATTGTAATGCTAGAAGTAAGATACAAGGGAGCGTTAACATCTGAACCTCAGTTCCAGGTATTCATGAGTACAAAGAAGGATGGGTTTTCCGATTTGTATAAAGCATATGTGAAAAAGAATAAGATCGAACGCTGGTGACACCCTAAGAACTGTCACACCCCTGGTTGCGACTGCCTTCTGCCATGCTATAATATGTGTATAGACAGAGGACGAATGCCAAACAAACACCTTGAGCACCTGGAGGATTCCATCTTTGATGGTCGTCGCGTTGCTCTTGCTGCTGTCAAGGAGGCACT